GGCGGACTCGTACGACTTCATCATCCCCGACAATGGGATTTTGCACTCGACGAATGTGTACGTCGCCGTCAGCAATGTCACATCGGTCACTATTCTCTACGAGGGCTGACCGTGGATCTGATGTTGTGGAATGTGGGCCTGACCGGCGCTCTGGCTCTGGTCGGGTGGTTTGCAAAGACCATGTGGGCAGAGGTTCAGCGGCTTAACATCCTGCTGAACCGAACCCGCGAAGAGGTGGCCCGTGATTATGTGACCAAGCAGGAGGTCCATACAGATATCAACCGCGTCATACAGCGGCTTGAGGCTCTGGATCATAAGCTGGATCGCATGATGGAGCGGTTTGCGAAAAAGGTGGAATAATGGCCAAATCCCCTGCATGGACCCGCAAGGAAGGCAAAAACCCCAAAGGTGGGTTGAACGCCAAAGGCCGCGCGTCGGCCAAACGGCAGGGGATGAACCTTAAGCCTCCGGCACCGAATCCGAAGACCAAAGCCGATGCTGGTCGGCGCAAGAGCTTCTGTGCCCGGATGTCGGGCATGAAAAAGAAGCTCACCAGCGCAAAAACCCGAAATGACCCGAATAGCCGGATCAACAAAAGCCTGCGGGCTTGGAACTGCTGACATGACTATTTCACGCGCCCAGATGGGCTCCCAACTGATGGGGAACAAGATGAAGAAAACGAAGAAGATGATGCGTGGTGGCCCTGCAATGGCTGGTAGACCCGGACTTGGGCGCGGGGCGTTTGGTGCTGCAGGCCCAGTCCCTGCAGGCGCTGGGGGAAAACCTGCACCGCGGCGTCCCCAAACCGGAATGATTGGTCAAGCACTGGCCGGCAGACCTAAAACCGGAATGATTGGTCAAGCACTGGCTGGCAGACCTAAAACCGGAATGATTGGATCAATGATGGGATCGGCCCCTCGTGTTGCTGGCCCCAAACCGAAACCGCCAAGTTCTGCGTTGGCTGGTCTTGGTAACGCGGTAAGCACGGCCCCTCGTGTTGCTGGCCCCAAGCCTGCACCTGCTGGAATGGTCGCCGCACAACAGGCCGCGCAAGCCGATATGCAACGTTCACAAGCAGGAATGAAAGGCCCTATGGCCGCTGGCATGAAGAAGGGCGGCAAGGTTCGTGGTGACGGCTGCTGCAAGCGCGGCAAAACTAAGGGTACCATGCGCTAATGCCAATCCGTAAAGTACCCGGAGGCTACAAGTGGGGTAGCAGCGGCAAGGTCTACAAGACCCGCGCTGGCGCTGAGCGTCAGGCTGCTGCTGCCTACGCTTCTGGATATAAGGGCACGGACAAGAAGGCCGCCGGTGGCCAGACCAAAAGCCGCGTGAACGAGGCTGGCAACTACACCAAGCCCGGCATGCGCAAACGCATGTTCGAGGAGATCAAGGCTGGCGGCAAAGGCGGCAAGCCGGGACAGTGGTCCGCGCGTAAGGCCCAGATGCTGGCCAAGCGGTACAAGGACTCGGGAGGTGGCTACCGTGACTAAAAAGCTCACAGTGGCGCAGAAGTACGCCCAGCTCAAAGCCCAGACCGAAGCGGCCGGAATGAAGGTCGAGGAGGTCGATGGCAAGATCGTCGTGCGCCGCAAGCCGAAGGCCAAGAAATGAAAGCCCCACAGAAAAGCCTGAAGAAATGGACTAAGGAAGAATGGGGCACCAAATCCGGTAAGCCCTCTACCCAAGGGTCCAAGGCTACTGGAGAACGCTACCTGCCGAAGAAGGCGCGCGAAGCGCTTAGCCCTGCTGAGTATGCGGCCACCACCCGTGCCAAACGGGAGGGCACTCGCAAAGGCAAGCAGTTTGTGGCACAACCAAAGAAGATCGCCAAGAAAACGGCGCGATACCGGAAAGGTTAACCCATGGCAGTCGTAACCCCCGATCTGGCCGAGTTGTTTGAGGAGGCGTTTGAACGCGTAGGCCTCGAAATGCGCACGGGTTATGACCTCAAGACCGCGCGGCGTAGTCTGAACCTGCTGACGCTGGAGTGGCAAAACCGCGGTCTGAACCTGTTTACAATCGAAGCGGGCACACAGGCTCTGACGGCTGGCACGGCAACTTATACGATGCCGTCAGACACGATTGACCTGATCGAGCATCAGTTGCGGACGGGGTCCGGGGTTAATCAGATCGACACGGCCCTGCAGCGAATCAGTGTTTCGACGTACGCGCAGCAGACAAACAAGAACACCCAAGGGCGCCCGACGCAGATTTACGTAGATCGCGGGATCAGCAACGTGACGGTTACTGTCTGGCCCGTACCGGACAACACGTCGCCCTACACGCTAGCCTACTATCGGCTTAAGGGCATCAGTGGGCTGGCTTCTGGCATTGGTGGCTCCGCGGCTATCCCGCCGCGCTTTGTACCGGCCCTTGTGTCTGGGCTGGCGTTTCAAATATCAATGAAGAAGCCGGAGGCAGCCGGACGTGCGCAGGCATTGCAAGCCGAATACGAACGGCAATATGCCTTGGCTGCATCGGAAGATCAGGAGACGGCGTCGTCTCACTTTACACCGTGGAGTTCGTATCCGTGAGCTACACATCGGGTAAATACGCCTTCGGCTACTGCGATAAGACGGGATTCCGCTACCCGCTTAAGGATCTCGTGTGGGAATATGTTGATGGTCAGCGCACCGGCATGCGTGTCGGGCGGGATGTGGTCGATCCTGACCAGCCACAGAATTTCCTTGGCCGCGTGCGGGTCGTCGACCCACAGTCGCTGCTGAATCCCCGTCCGGATACTTCGTTGGAAGAGAGCCGCGCGTTCTTTGGCTGGAATCCTGTTGGGAACATACTTGTATATATGGTAGGTTCTGTAGGAACCGTTACCGTCAGCACAGGAGACTGATATGGCGAAGAAGAAACGCGAGCTGACCACACGCCGGATGCCGAGCGGCGGTCAACAGTATGTGCGCCCAGCCGAAACAGGAAGAGATTCACCTGCGGCTGACCGCTTGCGTACGATACGCGAAATTGGAACGAGAAGTGGCACCAGAAGGAACCCAGAATCTAGGGGTCCAATGATCGACGCACTGCTTGATGAATCTGTGCTTGCGAGAATTGGCGCTATGAACGAGCGCCAAACGAGTGACGAAGATTATAACAACCGCATGCGGGACATTCGCGCAGGTCGCCGTAAAGCAGGCGGCAAGATGGAGGCAGAAAAAATGTCCGGTGGCGGCTTGAAGAAGTCTAAGCGGCCCGTTCCGCGTCCCGCTCGCGGCATGGAGGCATCGCCTCGTCCTGTGCCGCGCCCCAGCACGGCTAAGGAGCGCGCATCTGCCGATGCGGCACTTCGGGCGTCTCAGCGTGAAGCTGCCGACCGCGACATGGGCATGAAGTACGGCGGCAAGGTTAAGAAAATGATGGGTGGCGGCACCTGCCGCGGCATGGGCAAGGCCACCAAGGGTGGCAATTACAGCCGGGGCTGATAGATGAACTACGGTGAACTGAAGCAGGCCATTACGGACTACACGGATAACACGGAGACCTCCTTCGTGAACAACCTTCCGTTGTTCATCCGGGCGGCCGAAGAGCGCATCCTCAAGGGTGTGCAGCTTCAGTTCTTCCGTAAAAATCAGGCGGCCAACCTAACTTCGGGCAACAAGTACCTTGCGTGCCCAAGTGACTTCTTGGCGCCGTATTCGTTGGGCTACACCGATGGCGACAACGATAAAGTGTTCCTGCAGTTTAAGGATGTGAACTTTATCCAAGAAGCCTACGTTGATCCGGTGGATACCGGCGCCCCTCGGTACTACGCGCAGTTCGATATTAACAACTTCATCATCGGTCCTACGCCGAATGGTAGCTACGCTGTTGAGCTGCACTACTTCTACCGCCCGGCTAGCCTGACTGCTGGTGGCGACGCGGGTACCACATGGCTTAGCACCAATGCCGAGCTTACCTTGCTTTATGGCGCGTTGGTTGAGGCGTACATCTACATGAAGGGCGAACCTGACGTCATGGCGATGTACAACCAGCGCTTTGAGCAGAGCTTGTTGGGCCTCAAGAACTTCGGCGAAGCCAAAGAGCCGACTGATGAATATCGCACGGGTAAGGTTATAAGGGCGAAACAGTAATGCTGGTAGGAAGCTTCGATGTTCCACGGGACATTCCGCTGGTGAGTGTTCGCACCACCAAAAATCGAGGGTTTACCCCCGAAGAAATTGCTGCGCGTTGCGCCGACAAAATCGTGGCTGTCGCGGAAACTGCTCCGGCTGCAATTCGAGACCAAGCGCGGGCATACAAAAAGAACGTCGAGGCGGTGGTTGCTCACTACCTTAAGGAAGCAGTGGCCAGCGACCGCACGACTGTGTATAATGCGTTAGTGGATGCAGGGCATCCTGAACTGGTTGAGCTGATTAGGAGACTCTGACATGGCTTTCACTGGAAATTTCATGTGCACCTCGTTCAAGAAAGAACTGATGCAGGGTGTACACAACTTCACTGCCTCGACGGGCAACTCTTTCAAACTGGCGCTGTACACGAACGCTGCTTCGTTTACTGCAGCGACCACTGCGTATACCGCTACCAACGAGGTTAGTGCATCTGGTTCGTATTCCGCGGGCGGCGGCACCTTGACGAACGTGACCCCCACGACCTCGGGCACCACTGCGTTCACCGACTTTAACGATCTGACCTTTACGTCTGCGACCATTACGGCGCGCGGCGCGTTGATCTACAACGACACTGCGGCCGGTGATCCTTCGGTTGTGGTTCTGGACTTTGGTTCGGACAAGACATCCACATCGGGTGATTTCACAATCGTCTTCCCGACAGCGAACTCATCGAGCGCAATCATCCGAATCGCCTAATAGGGGTTCTATTCAATGGCCCTCATATCGGGATGGGGCCGGGGAACTTGGTCCGAAGGCGAGTGGGACACCCCGTTACCGGTTGAGGTAACGGGGGTTTCCTCGTCTGGTCAGGTTGGTTCTGTAAATGTAACGGCTGACGCCAATGTTCCCGAAACCGGACTGCAGGCCACGGGTGGCGTTGGCGGCGTTCAGGTAAACACCGATCAAGTTATTTCTGTCACCGGAATATCTGCAATAGGCTCTGTTGGATCGGTTGTCGTTCAGGCCGAGGCTAATGTTAATGTCACCGGACAGGAAACCACTGGTCAGGTAAACGGCGTCACTGTTGACCTCGCCACCCGTGTTTTTGTGGATGGTGTTTCCGCAGCGGGTGCGGTTGGCACTGTTGTAGCGACAGGCGGAGTTGATGCTTCCGTAACCGGGCTATCCGCCACCGGCCAAATCGGCAGTGTCGCGGTTACAGCGGACGCCAACGTGTTGCAAACCGGGCTATCCGCCACCGGGCAGGTTGGCATTGCTGCTGCTGAAGCTGACGCAAACGTTCCGCAGACGGGTTTAGAGGCCACGGGCGCGGTTGGAACTGTTCTTGTTGCAGCGGACGCAAATGTAAGCGTCACAGGAGAACAGGCTGCTGGTGCGGCTGGCACTATAGACGTTATTGGTGGTGCCGTTATTGCGGTCACTGGGCTAGCAGCAACGGGCCAGACGGGCACTGTTGCAGTTGAGACCGACCAAGTCCTCGATGTCCTAGGTGTTGCTGCTACCGGCTTTGTTGGCACTGTTGCAGTTACAGCGGACGCCAATGTTGCTGTCACTGGGCTAGCAGCAACGGGCTTTGTCGGCACAGTAACCGTTTCTGCCGCCGCCAACGTATCTGTAACGGGTCTTTCGGCCTCTGGCCAGACGGGCACTGTAGCTGTAACGGGCGATGCAAATATTCCCGCGACAGGCCTTGGGGCCACGGGCGGGGTTGGCACTGTTGCAGTTGAGACCGACCAAGTTCTCGATGTCCTAGGTGTTGCTGCTACCGGCCTTGTTGGCACTGTTGCAGTTGAGACCGACCAAGTTCTCGATGTCCTAGGTGTTGCTGCTACCGGCTTTGTTGGCACTGTTGCAGTTGAGACCGACCAAGTTCTCGATGTCCTAGGTGTTGCTGCTACCGGCTTTGTTGGCACTGTTGCAGTTACAGCGGACGCCAATGTTCCTCAAACCGGCCTTGCT